GACATGACACCGATGGGTGCTCAGTCTGCGCTCTACGTGGTGCCTGCCTATGCCGCGATCAAGATCATTTCTGAGGCGATCGCTTCGTTGCCGGTTCACCAGTACAGCGACCGCAACGGGGTCAAGGCAGCGGTTCCGCTGTGCAGGGCCATCGACTCGCCGGCGGACGGTTCGTTCCGGTTCGACTGGATGCAGCGGCTGGTCACGTCGCTACTCACCAATCACGGCGCGGTGGGCGTGCTGTCCGGTTTCGACACGGGCTGGCCGACCGGCTGCACGTGGGTGAATCCGTCCCGACTCACGGGCGAAATGGTCGGCGGTTCACCGCGGTACTGGCTGGACGGGAAGCCGATCAGCGACCGCGAACTGCTCTACATTCCGTCGATGGCGGTACCGGGTCAGGCGCTGGGCGTGTCCCCGGTCCGGCATTTCGCGGAGACGTTCAGTGCCGCCCGTGAGGCGCAGCGGGCGAATCGGGCGTGGTCGAAATCCCGCGCCGTTCCCGGCTCGACCTTGCAGAACACCAAGCAGACGCTCGATCAAAAGACCGCTGAGGTTCTCGCAGACCGGGCGCTGGCGCGCATCCAGAACGGTAAACCGTTCGTGTATGGGTCGGACTGGAAGTTCGACGTTCTGTCGCTCCCGGCGGGCGACCTGGCGTTCCTCGAGAGCATCAAAGCCAACGCGACGCAGATAGCGGCCATCTACAACATTGCGCCGCAACGGATCGGCGGGAACGTGGGCGACAGCCTCACCTATGCCACGGTGGAGGGCAATCAGCTGCGGTTCCTCACCGACACCATTCAGCCCTGGTTGGCGAAGATCGAGGAACCTCTCAGCCGTCGCCTGATGCCGCGACCGCAGTACCTGAAGTTCAACGCCGACGCCGTGGTGCGGATCGACACCAATACGCGGATCGCACTGTATCGGGCGTACCGCGAAATCGGCATGCACAACGTCGACGAGCTACTTGCCCTGGACGATCAGCCGCCGTTGCCGAACGGTCAGGGCCAGTCCTACGCGCCGTTGGCGCTCATCCAGAAGGGAACCGCCGATGAGGGACGTTGAGACTCGTTACCTCCCGACACCTGTCGCAATCCGGCAGGACGGCGACGGGGTGAAGCTGGGCGGTTACGCCTTGCGCTACATGAAGCTCAGCCAGAACCTGGGCGGGTTCGTGGAGCAGATCGCCCACGGTGCGCTCACCAAGACGCTGCGCGACGGCGGCGATGTGGTGTGCCGCTACCAGCACGACGACCGCTACCTGCTGGGCCGCACGTCGGCCGGCACGCTGCGCCTGGCGAACGATGAGGAAGGCCTCGACTACGAGGTTGACATGCCTGACACCAGCTACGCCCGCGACCTGATAGTGCTGGCCGGGCGTGGCGACGTTCGGTATTCGTCGTTCGCGTTCCGCACTATCGCGGACGAGTGGAGCTTCACCGATCAGGGGTTCCCGCTGCGCACCTTGACGAACATTCAACTGGTGGACGTGGCCCCGGTCGTGACGCCCGCCTACCTGGACACCACCAGCGGGCTCCGGTCGCTGGCTGATGCCCGTCACCTTGACTTCGATTCGGTGCATGCCGCTGCCGAGTCGGGCCGTCTCGCGGAGGTTCTGCGTGGCGGTCAGCTGATCCCCGATGTAGCGCCGAGCGAAACTCACGCTGCGCCGGTGGGGCTGATGCGGCAACTGGGCGCGTGGCACAGCCGCCGCCCGTTCTGAGGCCGGGCGAAACCCACCTCGAAACAACATCAGTCGCCCGACCAACGAGAGGAAACCATCATCATGAGCGACTTCATTGCCAAGCTTCAGGAGAAGCGGGCGAACATCTGGGAGCAGGGCAAGGCGCTGCTCGACGCGGCCGAGAAGGAAGGCCGCGAACTGACCGCCGAAGAGGCCGATTCGTTCCGGAAGATGAACGAGGACATGGACGCCCTGGGCAGCCAGGTCACCATGCTGGCCGAGCGTGCCAAGGCCGACGAGGACATGCGCGCCGCGTTCGAGACGATCGCCTCTCGCAAGGAAGAGCGGCCGGACGGGCGCGAGGGTGACGATGTGGCATCGGAGTTCCGCAAGCTCGCCAGCGGCGAGTCTCGGGGCTTCAACATGTCCGCCGCTGAACTGCGCGACCTGACCAAGGGCACCGCCTCTTCGGGCGGCGCGACCGTCCCGACCGGCTTCTACGGGCAACTGTGGGCGCATCTGATCGAGACCGCGCAGTTGATGAACTACGTGACGGTCATCACCACGGACGGCGGCAACCCGATCGTGTTCCCGACGACCACCGCGAATTCTTCGGCGGCGCTGATCGCAGAGAACACGACCATCACCGAATCGGATCCGGCGTTCACCAGCCGCACCCTGTCGAGCTACAAGTACGCCGTCGCCTTCCAGGCCCCGACCGAACTGCTCGACGACACGGGCGTCGACCTGGAGGGCTACCTCGCCATGCAGGCGGGTCGCGCCGTGGGCAACACCCTGGGCGCGCACCTGATGACCGGCACCGGTTCGAGCCAGCCCGCCGGCCTCATCACCGGTGCGTCGCTGGGCGTCACTGGCGGCACCGGCGTGGCTGGCGTTCCGACCGCGGACAACCTGATCGACCTGTACTACTCGGTGATCGCCCCCTACCGGGCGTCGTCGAAGGCGGCATGGGTCATGAAGGACTCGACCGTAGCGGCCGTCCGCAAGCTGAAGGACACGACCAACCAGTACATCTGGACCCCCGGCCTGTCGGGCGCTCCCGATTCGATTCTGGGCAAGCCGCTCATCACCGACCCGAACGTGGCTTCGACTGCGGTCAGCGCCAAGTCGGTCGCCTTTGGTGATCTTTCCGCCTACTACGTGCGCGTGGCGGGCGGCATGCGGTTCGAGCGTTCGACGGACTTCGCGTTCGGCTCCGACCAGATCACCTTCCGGTGCATCCTGCGGGCCGATGGCGTGCTGCTCGACCAGACCGGCGCGGTGAAGTACTACGCCGGCGGCGCGAGCTGATCCGAGGAACAAGTGAGGGGTGGCGGGCCGAGTCCCGCCACCCCTCGCCCATACCCAACCTGAACGAAAGGACGAGTGCATGAAGGTCGAAATGGTTGTGAAGATCAGCGGCACCCGTGATGGGGTCGACTGGCCCAGCCGCGGCGAGGCCATCGAGTTGCCCGACGCCGAGGCGGTGGACATGTTGAACGCTGGCCTGGTCCGCGCCGTGGCAGATGTGGCCCCGGTCGAGACCGCCACCGTGCAGACCGCCGAGACGGCCACCGTGCAGACCACGAACCCTCGCAAGCCCCGGACCCGCAAGGCCTGACCCATGGCCTGGCTTGATCCGTCCGCACTGCGGAGCTTCGTCAAGAACCTGAACGCAGACGACGAAGAGATGATCAACCTTGCCGTCGACGTCGCCTGCGGCAAGGTCGAGGAGCTGTGTGGCCCGATCGCCAACACGACCGTGACCGAAACCGTCAGTATTCGTGGCGACCAGCTGGTCACCAAGTACCGCGCCACCGCGCTCACCGCCATCGCCACCGAGTCGGGCACGACGCTCACCACCGCCGATTGGGTGATCGACGGGCAGTTGATGCGCAACAAGGCCGGCACCTGCTACACCGGCCGCCTGACGCTCACCTACGCGGCGGGCTACTTCGACCCGCTGACCGGCGACGCCCCCGCGTGGGCCACTTCGGCGACACTCATCATCGCCGCCCAGTTCGTCCGCTCCCGGCTGGCCCGCAACCCTGCCGACCCGGTGCCGGTCGGCTTCCTGGTGCCGAATCAGGCCATGGAGATGATGAGTGGCCACCTGCTCACACCGGAAGGCTTCGCATGACTCTCGGCACCCCTCGCGGCTTCTGCCTGTTCGACGTGGCCCGCGCCATCCACGCCGCCGAAACGGCCCGACTGTCCGAGGTGACGGTGCGCATGGGCGTGCCGAACTCGGTGGAGTCCGGCGACCACCTATACATCGGCTGCGACGATCTGGCCAACCCGGCCAACCCGACGAATGCCGGGAGCGCGACGGGCGAGTGGGCGGCCGCCTCGTGGCCGTCTGGCATCGACGAGCAGGGCTCCGTGGCGTGCGCCGCGTGGGTACTTGACGGCTCAGTCGGCGACAAGTCCGCCCTGGCCGCCATGGCCCGCGCTGAGGCCATCGTCAACGACGTTCTCGACTGGGTGCGTTCCCTGGCGGTCACCTCCATCGGCGCACCGGATGAGGCGTGGGACATGTCCCTGTCCAGCATCGACGCCTGGAATCAATGGCTAGACGACTCCGGCCAGAACTGCGTCATCCGCTTCTCCATCGACTACCGCGCCCGCATCTAGGAGGCACCCGTGAAAGTCAAGAATGTTCACCCCTACGGCGACCAGTACGTGCCCGCCGCCGGGGTCAGGGTTGCCGCCGGTGAGGTGGCAGACCTGCCTGACGACGTGGCCCTGGCGCTGCTCGTCATGCCCGAGTACTGGGAGCCGGGCGACAAGGCTGCAGCGAAGGCCGCTGAGGGAGCTCAGGCCGCCCAGATCGCCATGCTGGCCGCCGCTCAGGCGGAAATCACCCCTGTCCTGCCGGCCGATGAGCCGACCGTCGCCGAGGAGGCTGCACAGTGACCAACTACCGCAGCGCTCAGGGGATGAGCGCCGACGAGTCGACCTACAACGCCCTGGTCACGACCTCGGACTGGCATCCGCTGCTGGGCACGGCGAGCATGAAGAACGCCCCGGTCAACGTCGATGCCGAGTCGATCATGCCCGGCACCGGCCTACTGGCTGACAACCGGTACCGCACCGCTGAGGGCGGCGCAGGTCAGCTGCCCTACGAGGTGCTGTCGAAGACGATGGGGAAGCTGTTCCGGTGGGCGATGGGCGGCAATTCGACGCACACCCTGGTCAGCGGCACCACCTACCAGTCGGTGCACAGCTTCGGCACAGGTGCCCTGCCGTCCCGGTCGGTGCAACTGGTGCGTGAACTGGTAACGGGCACCGAGATGATCGACACGTTCGGCGGGGTGACCGCCACCGGTTTCGAGATCAGCATGGACAAGACGGGGCTGCTGAAGGTCACCATCGATACCGACTTCGCTTCCTACTCGACCGTGGTGGCGAAGGCGACCCCAACCGTGTCGTATCCGCGCCGGTTCGGATGGAAGGGCTTCACCGCCATGACCGGCACTCGGACGGCGGCCACCACCACGGCGCTCGCCTCCTGCACCACCACCCTGGATGGACTCAGGTCGTTCTCGGTGAAGGCGACCGTGGCGACCGACACGGAGGACTACCGGGGCAACGGGCTCGGCATCAAGTCGCAGCCCTACGCGCAGCTGCGTGACGTGCAGTTCACCGGCGAGTTCGACTTCCTGTCGTCCACGCTGCGGGACAATCACCGCACCTTGACCGCGTTCCCGATCCTGTTGCAGTTCGTCACCCCCACTGCCTTGTCGACCGGCTTCGAGACGTTCCAGATCGACATGCCGACCGTGCTGGTGAAGGAAGACCCTGAGCCGAATATGGACGGCACCCTTCCCACCATCTCGGTCACCGGTGACGTGATGATCTCGTCCACCAACTCGACCCAGCTGCAACTCGTGCAGCGGACCTCAGACACGACGCTGTGACGCTCGAAGCGCGCACCGAGGTCTACCGCACCGAGGCGAAGCGGCTTCTCGAAGCCGACCGGGCGATCACCAAGGCTTTCCGCAAGGACATGCGCGCCCTGGTGAAGCCAGCCGGCGATCGGGCACTGAACGCCTTGTCGGCGGCCATGCCGAACAGGGGCGGCCTGTCGGCGCTGATCGCTTCCCGTGGCCGCGTGTCGGTGACGGCAGGCGGCAAGGGTGTTACGGCAAATCTGGCCGCTCCCGGCATCTTCATGAGCCAGTTCGAGAAGGGCACCATCCGTCACCCGGTGTACGGGCGTGCGCCGTGGCAGTCGCAGACTGTGCCCGCCGGCGAAGCGGGCAAGTCATTCGAGAAGGACGCGGCCGACCTGGCTCGGCAGGCGTCCGACACGGTGGTCAAGCATGTGAGGAGCGTGTTGTGATCCGCATCATCACCAAACGGCACCCGGTCAGCGGGATGCCGGAGGAGTGGGCCGACTACCCGGCAAAGTCCATCTACGACGTGCCGTTGCGTCTCGGCATCCGGTTCGACTCCGAGTTGATGGCGTTGAAGCTGGACGGGATTGACTTCTACGGCGTCCGCCGCTGGTCGGCGGCCGTCGCCGCCGTCGAGCGGTTCCAGGCCGAGGCGAAGGACAAGATGGTCGAGGTGCTCGGACTCCCGGCCGGCATCGATGTGGACCTGTCCGCACAGGAGCCGACCCGCGAGCAGGCTGCCGAGTATGCCGCCTGGCAGGCTGACCATCCCGCGTTCAGCATGATGCAGGCGGTGACGGTCTGGGCAGCGGTCAACCTGGGCGGGGGTCGCATCGCCCTGGGTGAGGTTCTCGACCTGCCCCCGGTCGACGTGATCGAGTTCGAAGAGATTCCCGACTTCATCGAGTCCGAGGGAAAAGAGCCGGCGGGCTTGTAGTCGCGCGGCCGCCGTCCGCGGCCGACCGGCGCGAGTCCGCCAGCGATCCGGTGATGGTGCTGCTCGAGCGGTACGCGGCCCGTATCTGCCAGCTGTTCGGCGGCTACACCTACGAAGCCGTTCTGGACGTGCCCTGGTGGCTGTTCCAGCACATGTGCCAGATCGTCGACGAGTGGATCGAGGGGGGCGGCCGTGGCTGACATTACCAAGACCATCAAGCTGCTCCTGATCGGTGACGCCAAGTCGGCCTCGTCGGCGCTGCGGGGCGTGTCGTCGGACATGCAGGGGGTCGCCAAGCAGGGCGGCAAGTTCAAGCAGATGGGGCTGCACTTCCGCGACGCGATGAAGGGCGGCCAGGGGCTGCGGGCATCGATGAAGGGTGCTGTTGCCGACCTGGGCGGCATGGGCGGCATCGCCAAGACGGCAGGTCTCGCGGTCGCCGGGGTCGGCGTGGCTGCCGTGGCTGCGGGTGCTGCCATCGCGGTGAAGTTCGGGGCCGACTCCATCGACACGTTCAAGAAGGTGGCCGGCGAGGTCTCGAAGCTCAAGCGGGTCACCGGCCTGACCACCGAGGATGCCTCCCGGCTGGCGTTCAGCTTCAAGCAGACCGGGGTGGATGCCGAAAAGGGCACCAAGGGCATGCAGATTCTGGCAAAGAATCTGACTAACGCGGCGGACGGCGGCAAGAAGGCCGCGGCCATGACGAAGCTTCTCGGCACCGGGTTCACCGATGCTCAGGGCAAAGTCCTACCCATGTCGAAGCTGATGCCGAAGCTGGCCGACCGCTTCGCCTCCATGCCGGACGGCGCGAAGAAAACCGCGCTCGCCATGAAGCTGTTCGGCAAGTCCGGCACCGACCTACTGCCGTTCCTGAACAAGGGCGCGGCCGGCATGAAGGAGCTGGCTGACAAGTCCGACAAGTTCGGCAACACCCTCAGCGACAAGCAGCTCGACGCGCTGAAGAAGAGCAAGCAAGCCCAGCGCGACTGGGATGCCGCCATGCAGGGGCTTCAGGTGACCCTCGGGGCCAACCTGTTGCCGCTCATGACGCAGGGTGCCGAGATGATTAACTCGGTGATGGTGCCCGCCTTCCAGCACATGGCCGAGTGGGTGCACAACAACGAGGGCATGTTCACATCGCTGGGCAACATCTTCAAGTGGGTGTGGAACAACGTTCTGTTGCCGGGCATCAAGCTGGCCGTGAACGGGTTCGTCTCCATGTCCAAGCCGCTCGCGCTGCTCATTCAGGGCCTCGGTATGGCGTTCGGCAACAAAGACATGGAGAACTTCGGGGCCGGGCTCGCCAAGGCGATGGACGACACGAACGCTTTCGTTCAGGCGTTGCAGGGCATCCCCGACCAGGTGACGCCGACCGTCAACGTGAAGGATGAGGCGTCGAAGAAGACGGCCGCGATCGACACCAAGATCAAGGCGCTCAAGGGCAAGCTTCTGCACATGTCCGCCGAGGACAAGGCGTCGGGCAAGGCGAAGAAGATTCGCGACGAAATCGCCAAACTCAAGAACAAGAAGCTCGAAATCGAGGCGCACGTGCGCCAGACCGGCCCTCGCACCATCGCGATCCGTGCCATCGGTGGCGGCAAGTACCGGGTCGGCTCGACCGGATCGGTATTCCAGGCCGAGGGGGGCATCGTTCAGGCGTTCGCAGGCGGCGGCGTCGAGAACCACGCCGCCAAGCTGTACCGGCGTCATGACGGCATGCGCATCTTCAACGAGCCTGAGACCCGTGGCGAGGCGTATATCCCCCTCGCCAACGACCACCGCCGCCCGCGCGCGGTGGCCATCTGGCGACAGACCGGACGCGAGCTGGGCATGTTCGCGGGCGGCGGCATCACCGCCGCCAGCGCCGGCGGTGGCGGTGGCGGCGCGACCATCAACATCACGGTGAACGGGGCTGTTGATCCGGCCGGCGTCGGTCGGCAGATCGTCGGCTACCTGAAGACCTATCAGCGGTCCACGCGGGGTCGGGTGCTGGACATCAGGACCCGGTGAGGGGGCGTCGTGAAGCGTGCCGTCAAGGTTGAAGCCAAGTTCGACGGCTCCACCTGGACTGACATTTCGAGCAAGGTGAAGATCGGCAGCGGCGTCGGCGTCACACGTGGGCGCGAGTCCGAGGTTGACGACCCGGTGGCGGTCGGCACCCTCACTCTGACCTTGGACAACTCCGACGGCCGCTTCTCGCCTGAACTGGCGTCGTCGCCGTACTACCCGTACGTGGTGGCGGGTGTGCCGGTCAGGGTGTCGGTGTACGTGTCGGGTGCGTATCGGGTGCGCGGCTACGGCCGGGTGCAGGGTTGGGGCACCGAACCGCTGTCCTGGTACGTGGCCGAGTGTGCAATCACCGCCAGCGACGTCCTCGGCGATCTGCCCGAGTACACCTTCCGGCAGGCGTCCGATGAGGTGTTCCGGCGCAGTGCGGGCCTTCTCTACCACTGGCCGATCCGTGGCGGGGCTCCGTTCGATGCGCTGACGGGAGACGCCCAGCTCGCCGACAATGCCGCCACCTTCGACCCGGGCGGCATGCTCGCCCTCGATGAGGGCACCGACCCCCATCCGCTGTTCAAGTCGGCCAGCGGCGGCCTGACTCTGACCGTCCCGCGCGGGGCCACCCTGCCGAATCCGTGGCGGCTGCGGTTCGTACTGATGGCGCAGCCGACTGCCGACTGTACTCTGCTTCAGCTCACCATTCCGGGCAACGCCTCGCTCGACAGAGTGGCATGGACGGCGGCCAACGGAATCGGCTTCGGCGGTGGCGGTGGCGTCATGCCGTCGTCGTGGCCGGCGGTGGTCGAGGTTGGCGCCCATCCGACCCTGCCCACGAACTACGTGCTGCGCGTTTCGGGCAGCGCCTTCACCGATGGGTTGGGCGCGAGCGTTCCGCCTTCGGTCATTCGCGTGAATCCGAACCTGTCCGGCGGGGCCACCTGGAGCTTGGGACATCTGGCCCTGATGGCCGGCTCGTCCGACGCAACCACGTTCGCGGCGTTCGCGTCGGCCCTGCTTCAGAGTCGGCTGTCAACTGATGCCGTCTCGACCATGCTGGGCTTCGCGGGTGGCCCGACGATCGCCGGCGTCCCGGCGTCTCAGGTCATACTGCCCCCGCTGGAGGGCAGGGACTCGGCGGAGGTCCTGGGCGCTGTCGTCAAGGGCATGGGCGCCCGGCTGCGAGACAATCTGGATGGCACCCTGTCGTGGTCCGCGTTCGGCCCGTCCGGCACCGTCGTCACCCTGCCCGCCGGTTTCTCGCCGCCGAGGTGGGGGACCGATGACCGTGCATGGCTGTCCGACTGCACTGTCTCGTGGCCGGATGGCACCAGCTACACCGCGACCCGTGCGGACGGCCCGCGCCGCTCCGACACCATCGAAGCCGTGCACGCCACCCCGAACGGCGACCGTGGCATGGCCGACTGGCTGGTGAACTCGCCCACCAGGGCGCGGGTCACCAGCGTCACCTACAACCTGTCGGCGATGAGCGATGCCAACGTGCTCACCGTGCTGGGCCTGACCATCGGCTCGCGGGTCAGCTTCCCGACGATGCCCGCCTGGATTCCCTCGGGGCTCATCTGCATCGTGGAGGGCTTCTCCGAGTCGATCGAGAGCGACGCCTGGACGCTGACCATCAACCTGAGCCCCGACGTGTACAGCCGTTTGTTTATTCTCGACGACCCCGTGCAGGGCGTCCTCGATGGCACCTACCTACTCGGACCCTAGGAGGCTTGGATGGCTTTCACGGCAGGCACGCCACTATCCGCCTCGGCGCTCAACGATGCGGTCGGCTACACCGCCCCGACCACTTTCACCACGTCCTCACCGGCCGGTTCGGGCTGGTACCGCAAGGTGGGCTCGCTGATCGAGGTGCACTACGAGTCGACCGGCACTGTCGCGGGCACGACCGCCGTGGCGATCGTGACCTTGCCGGTCGGTTATCGGCCGGCCGGACTGACCGCTCTCGGCTCCGCGACCTTGTCAACGACCCGTCCGGGCGCTGCAACCGTCGACGCCTCGGGTCAACTCACCATCTACAACTGGAACTCGTCATCGGCGATCGTCGAGTGCCACGGACTGTTTGCGCCTGCCTGACCCGTCAACCCCAACCGAAAGGACAACCCCACCTATGCGCAAGCTCACCACCGCCGCCCTGGTCGCACTGGTCGGCGTCGTCGCCCCCGCCATCCCTGCCGAGGCCGCCGCTTCGGTGTACTTGGTCTCGACCCGCGACTTCACGGTTTCCTGCCTGGCGATGCGCGGGCCGTCCACCATTGAGACTGTCGACGTCGTGTTCAAGGTGAAGATGGGCGGCAGCGGCCGGGTGACGGTCTGGCAGGCTACGGACGGCTACCAGTTCCAGGTGATTCCGGTGCCCCAGAATCCGCCTTGGGGCTGCGTGCCGCTGAAGTCGCCGATAGAGGCCCCCGCCGAATGGGCGAGGGACTGATGCCGACCCGCGATTGGGTGGAGGGCATCAGCGCCGGGGCGACCCTCATCCTCATCACGCTCGGCGCGCTCTTCGTCGTTCTGCGACGCTTCCTGAAGTCGTGGCACGAGTTCCGTGCCGAGATGCGCGCCGGGGTTGATGCCGCCAAGGCGCAGGCCACCACGGCGGCCACACAGTCGACCACGGCGGCGAACATGGCGTCAAAGGTGGACAGCAGCCTGCACACCAACAACGACGGGACGCACGTCAAGGACTTTCAGGACGAGGTGCGGGCCAGTCTGACGCATCTGCACCGCGATATCGGCGGCATCCGGCACGACGTGCGGACCCTGGCTGAGGCCGACATTCAGTTGCACCAGCGGATCGCTGACCTCGAACGCAAGGGGGCAGCGGA